TGACACGGGGTATCTCCAAACATGGCTCCGAGGCCACGGTATCACCCAGATCGAACTCGAACGTCACCCGGACGCGCATTTCGGAAAACCTAGTGCGTTGCGTAATCAGGACGGTTCATGCGACAGATTATTCACACCATCATGCATTTGCGGAGTTCAGAAACGAACCACACGCACGTCCCCGGTTCTAGTTAGTTTGTCGCCGCGGCTCGCGAGCACTATCGTGCGCGCTTCTGGAGGAGCCCCACATGGCGACAGTGCAAGAAGACGGTGGTCTGAGTCCCGACGAGGTGCGCAAGATCCGCGCGCAGGAACAGGTCCGCGTGCAGGTTCAGCGCGAAGAGAAGGAACGCCAGGAGCGCGAGAAGCTCCGCCGCCTTATGCAGCTGCAGGCTGCCGAGGATGCGGAAGCACGGCGACAGAATCAGAAGCGCAACATGAAGGCCATCGCCTTCGTCGTGGGCGTCTTCGTCTTCCTCGTCGTGATGATCATGATGATCAAGCCGGGCTAACTCAGCAGCCGCTTCACCTGGTCCGCGACCGTCCCGGCCACGCCACCGATCGCTTCGATCGCCGTGGCGACGTTGCCGCCTTCGCCCGTCACTGGCTGCCACCGTGCGAGCGGGCAGGTGGCGCCGGCCAATGTCAGTTTCACAGACAACGCGGCGCGCTTGCTGGTGCATCCGCACTTGGTGCAGAAGCCGATGCCGCCGGGGTCGCGCTTGCCCTCCATCTCGTCGGCGCGGCCGTCGCACGCTCGGCAAATGGCCGCACGCTCGGCCTGCACTTGGACGCTCGCCGGGCCTTGCGCGGCGTGACGCGCCTCGGCAGCCAGGTACGCCTTCGCGCGATCCATGAAGCCGTAGGTGATGCTGGTGCCAATGGGTTGCTCGGCGTTTGGATTCTCGGCTCGGATGTACTCCTGCACGCGCTTCGAGAATGCCTCGTCCTCGGGTGTCATGTGCAGCGCACCCATGTGATCTGTGCCGAACCGATCAGCGTAAACGTCTCCGTGGTTTCCGTGCAGCTCTCGTCGTAGATCGGGCTGCAGTCGCACGGCGGCTCGATCGGGTAGCACGGCAAGCACTGGTACGACTCGTTGTGAATCTTGCTTGCACTTGCGCCGGAAAAGTAAAGAACGGCGGGAGAGCCGGCGGTGTACTGCATGTAGGCAGAGCCTGTAGTGTGCGTCGTAGTTGTGGCGAATCCCGGGATAAGAAAGTCAACGACGCGGACGCATGACCATGTGCGCGTGGCAGAAGCACCAGATGCCGAGAGCGTGACGGCTCCGCACACTTCAAGCCCGGCGCCTGGTGCAAACTCCTGCAGCCCGCAGCCGCATGCCACGCCCGGGTTGCCGTTCAGCGACAGGATCTGCTCGTATCGAACGACGCGGCCATCGCATGCTCCGACCAATGTCTCACGGCAGAAGCACTCGCCCTCGCGGCTCAGTGAATCGTTGAACCACTGGTATCTGATCCAGTAGGTGCCAGTGCTGCACCAGTCGGTGTACTTGTATGCAACAGCGAGACGCTCTTCGGCTGTAGATGATGCCGTCAGACCGAGCGCCGCCGGCGTCCAGTCATAGGCCGGGACGATCGGGCCGTAGGTGATGGTGCCCGTAGTGTCCGTGTTCTGATTACTTGTGGTCGAGCCTGAAATGTCAGCCGATCCACTCAGCTGCCACTGGTACAGGCATGAAGGTGCAGACGCAGCGAACCCGGACAGGTCTGCGCTAAATCGGTAGGCGTTCTGCGTGGCACCCTGCAAGGTCAAAGGCTCGTAGTACGCGACGCAGGCTTGGGAAATGGCGATGTCCGCGTCGTAGTCTGAACTCGGAATGATCGCCACCTCGGTGACGGTGTTCAGCCAGCAGTTGGCTCGGATGGCGACGGTGCAATCCATCATGATCGCATCGCAGCAGGTCGAGGTGCTGCAGCCAGTCCAGTTGGGATCTGCGATTGGCATGTCGATGGACACGGTGGAGGATGAAATCCACCATGCGCCGCCGTCAGCGTCACAGACGAGGGTGAGCTGCACGCTCGGGACGGAGATGGTCACTTCGCACGGGCATGTTCCGCCGCCCTGCTTGGCCCACGAGCGCGAAGTGGTGATGTTGAGCGCGACGGTGATGCGCGAGCCTGGCTGGATGGGCACGATCTTCTCGCGCTGGCAGTTGCAATCGCACCGCCAGCGCAGGTCGCACACGTCACAGCCAGACAGCACGGCGCAGCAGCAGCCGGCCTGCATCATGCTCACGGTTTAGTCCTTCTTGTTGCCCGGAATCCACGAGGCGATGCGGGTCACGCTCACGAGGTGGCCGGCGATGTAGCCGATGGCGAGCATGGCGATGGCGGCCCAGGTCGAACCGACGAGGCTCTCGATAGTGGCGAGGATGATCATGTGCGCTTCTCCTGCTGCGCGCGAAATGCGACATCGAAGAGCGGATCGGCGGCGCGCTTGGCGCTGATCCACTCGCGGACGTTCTCAGTCTGGGCCGGGTCAAGGGTGGCGGCGGCCAGCGCGGCCTCGGTGCGCGCGGCCCGGGGGATAAGCCCCACGGCGGCCCGCAACGCCTGCCCGATTCCCGTCTGCCACAGCAGCACCACCACGGCCACCACGATCACCGCAGCAAAGCCCCAGCCGAGCAGGCTGGCCCACCACGGTGTCTGATCCTCGACGCCTGGCAGCGCTTCGTGGATCGACGCAGCGGCGTGCTCGATCTTCTGGGCCTCCAGCACAATCGTCGCGGCCTCGGCCACCACGTCGGGTTGCGTGGACACGCTGCCGATGTGGGTGGCGAGCCGGGCGATGGTGCCTGCCCGCTCCTGCGCGTCGGTCGCGGACACCGCGATCTGCCGGCTGGGGCTGCAGGCAGCCAGGGCGACGAGGAGCAGGAACAGCAGCGCCCGGATCACCGACGCCCCTCCAGACGGTCTAGGCGGTTCGCGACCTGCTGCAGCGCCTCTCCGTGCTTCTGGTCGTTCGCGGCGCCCAGCACCTGCGACTTCACAAGGTCGCCCACGATGCTGCGCAGCTCCGTCAGGTCGCGGTCCTGTCGGTCCAAAATCGCGTCCTTGCGGCCGATGGTGATGAACACGCCGGCGACGCCCACCACCAGCACGAAGAGCTGCATGACGCTGATAGCCGTCGCAAGCTGCGGGTGAGTCTGGTGCCTTGGGCCGATAGGGGTGGGGCTCATCATCCTCCTCCAACTCCTCCGCCGTCAATCTCGCCGCCACCACCGCCGCCGGTGAGGCTGCTAGTGCAGGTACCGTCCACGGCGTTCGGGACGGAGAAGAAGAAGAGCGGCTCGCCGTTGTCGCGCGACAGCGCGTACATGAGCACCACCGTGTTCGTGGCGATCGGCTTGAAGGTGAACGTGTTGGGAATGTTGGTGGTCGTGATGCCAGGGCCGAGTACGGCGGTGGTGCCGATCATCTGCGGTCCCTCGCAGCCGTTGAACGCCTTGCTTTTCGTGCCTGCGAGCGTGCTGGTGCGGCGGTAGCCCTTGGTCGTCTCGTAGGCGTCACTGGTGTTCACGCTGACCTCTTCCCAGCTGTAGGTCCATGCGACCGCCTGCGGGCTCGCGCTGCCTCCCACGGTGGCCGTCTTGCCGGAGACGGGGGTTGAGCCCGTGATGCGCGCGAGGAACACAGTCGGCCCAGACGATGCGCCGCTGTTTGGCTGCGGCGCGGTGTCGTTGACCTTGTTCACCGCGTCGGCAATGGCGCGGATCTGGTTAGGAGACCAGGGGCCGACCTTCAGGTGCCATGCGCCGTTCACCCTCATGTGGTGAACATTCCGGTGGGCGGGAAGGTGGTGGTGTCTGGGAACGGCTGGCGCCAGTACACACAGACAGCGTGCGAAGTCTTGTTTCCGGCTCTTGCAACAAGCACGGGCGGGTCGGCGCAGGTGCTGCCGATTCCGCCCTTCACCACTTCGCCGTTGTCTGCGTTTCGTTGCGCGATCTGCCGCAAGTGGAAGTTGGAGTCGTATGCGAACGAGTAAACGACCTCATACTTGCTGCTTCCGACGCGGCTGATATTGCAGCCCGTGAAGAGCACGGTGTCGGCCGGGAAAGTGTACGGACCAATGGAAAAGCCGTTACTGTTGCGCTTATTCAAGAAACTGAGCGGGGGAGTCGGTCGGCCGACAATGACGTTTCGCACGGTCACGCGAGCGACATTGTTGAATGTGCTGACGGGCTCGCCGCCGCTGTCCACGCGCGTGCCACCGATGTCCTGCTCTGTTGGAATTGACTTGTTTGCCGGCGCAGTGGCTCCCTGTCGCCAGATGTCCACTGGCTCGCCCTGGACGCTGTACTCGATAGCGACGAACTCAGGCTGCCCCTCGTTCTTTGCGTCAATGGATGAAATCGTGCCAGTGCCGTCGCCGACGCTGGAATCGAACTTCACGACCGCTTCCCAGACGTAGCCGCCATCATCAACCTGCTTCAGGTCAAACCCGACTTGTCGCAATCGGGTCGCGTAGTAAGTCCCGGAGCCGTCAAGTTCGCCCAGTGCGCCGCTGTTGCCTCCAAGCCCCAAAGGGCCGAGCTTGTTGTTCACGTCTGAGTTTTCCATGATCTGCCCGGCGTTCAGCTGCGCGCCGGCATCGTCTCGGATGACGTAGGCACTTGAGGCTTGCCAGCTGCCGCGGTCGAAACTGACGCTGGTGCCGTTGGGCTTTTGGGCGATCGTGATAGCCATCAGGGTGCTCCTGCTGCGAGGGGTGCGGTGTTCCTTGCGATCTGCTGCAGGGCGATTCGCATGGCTTCCTGCGTGGGCATCATGCGCTCCAGGCTGAAGGAGGTCATGCCCGCCACCTTCACGCCGCCGATGGCCGTGTTCACGCTTTCAACGTTGCTGAAACCGTTCATGCGCTCCACGGCGCTGCGGGCTTCGGCTTCCTTGGTCTGCCGACTCATCGCCTCGTGCAGCCTGTTTGCTTGCTCAACCTGAGCGGCAGACAACGCCAGCCCCTTCAGTTTCTTCTGAAACAGTTGATCCTCGCCAAGCATCTGCTGGTCGTATGACTGCTGCAGCTGATCCATGAACTGCTGCGCGTCTGTGGCTTGCTGCTTGGCCTTTGACTCGGCCGCCTTCTTTGCATCGGCTTCTGCGCGCGCTGCCTGCGTGCGGTCGAATGCCGCGCGGAGTTGGTTCTCCTGATCTTCGGTGATCTTGCGCTCGACCACCAGCCGGTTGACCTTTGAGAAGTACAGCTCGCGCTCGGTCCCGATCAGTTGATCGGCAGCCTGCTGCTGCTCATCCAGCATCGAGGTGAACAGGGCGGGGTCGAGTTGGCGGGCCTGCTGGGCGTTGGCTGCAGACTTTTGCGCTTCCTGCAAATCCACCATTGCCGAACGAAGTTGTGCAACCCTCTTGTCGGCGTCTTGGCCGCTCATGCCATTGCCTACAAGTTGCTTGCGTTGATCTGCTAGCTGCGATTCGCGATCGAGGCGCGCCACCTCGTCATCTGACTTTCCAACCTTTTCACGATCGCGTCGAATCTGTTCCATCTTTTGGCGAAATGATTCTTCTGCGGTCAAGCGCTTTGACATGGCCGAGGTCTGCGCCTCGATGGCTTTGGTCTGTGCGTCGATTGCTTCAGGATTTCCACCCCAGCCGGTTAGGGCGCTAACGCCCTTTGCAAGGTTTATCAGTATGTCGCCGGCGGGTAGCCCCTTCACAAGTCCAATCACGGTGTCGCTGTAGACCTTGAGCTTGTCTACCTTGCCGCCGTTGGCGAACTGATCAAGCGTGTTTGCCATCGCGCTTAGTCCAAGCTCCACAGCCTTAAACCCAACAAAGCCCTTTAGCAGCGGGCGAAGCGTCTTGCCGAACATAGGTTCGCTCTTCGTGCTGTCGGCGTATTGCTTTGTGCGCTCGTACTTCTGCTCGGCGGCCGCCTTTTCGGCCAGCAGCTGCTTATGAATCACGATTTGCGTCTGCTTTGCTTTCTCAGCGGCAGCGACCTCAGCGGCGCGCCGAGCCTCGGCCGCCTCCTTAGCCGCCGCAGCCTGAGATGCAGCAAGTTCTTTCGCCTGCACAAGTGATGCGGCTTCAGCAACCCGGCGCATTTCGGCCGACTGCCTTGCCGCTTCCATCTGCGCCCGTGCCTCTTCTTTGATGGCTGCAATTCGCTCCATTTCGGCCGCTTTTGCTGCCGCAGCTAGCGCCATCGCCTGCTCCTTCGCGCGCTGCTCCTCGGCCGCCTTTGCCGCTGCGGCCGCCTTCTCGGCTGCCCGCACCTGCTCGACCTGGGCGAACCGGGCCTTGACCTGTTCAATCTGATCGGGCGACGCTCCGCTGGCCGAGAGCTTCTCCAGCGTCATCTGCTCCTTAGACTTCGTCGCCATATCCACCATGCGCTGGGTGGAGGACATGATCCCGGCGATCGACTTCTTCGACCGCTCGGCGAGCTTCTCGTTCGCCTGCGCTGCCCGCTCGGTCGCGTTGGCGTAAGCCTGCACGCCCGTCATTTCCAGCGCGATCTTGATGCTTGAACTTGCCACGGCTTACTCCTTCCACTTCGGCTTCACGCCAAACGCCTTCGCCAGCATCTCGGCCATCTGTTCCTGCGAGGTCTTGGGCTTCTCTGCGTATGGCATGAAGTCAAGATGGCTGAACGGCTTCGACTTCGCGGTGCGGTGGCAGTTCGCGATCGTGGCGGCGATGATCCCGGCGCGCATGTCGGCGCGCTGGTTTCCGATCGCTCCGTCGATCGCCTCGAAGGCCATCCACTCGCTCAGTTCGTGGCTGCTCATGGTCTCCTCTAGTTCTGCCACCGTCCTACCCAACGCCAGCGCCAGCCGAAACATGAACTGTCTCAGCGGGCGCTGTCGGAGTTTCCCTCCAGCACTTCGCGATCCTTGACGCCCAGGCCGCTGACGCGGCTCGCAATGTCGTACAGGTGATCGACGAGGCCGGCGGGGAGTTCTCCGAGGGCGTCAACGTCAGCGGGTCCGAGCAGCGGGGCGCCGTCGTGGTACAGACACAACGACACCAGGCTGGCTCGGATGTTGCGGACGGTGTTGCCCTTGTTGCTGAAGGTCTCCATCTCCCACCTGTCCCGCTTGGCGGCGGTGAGGCCACGCACTTCGACCTCACCGACGCCGGGGATGGACACGGTTTCAGATGGCACCTTCGACTTCAGGCCCAACAGTTTGTCCTTGATCTCGCTCATGGATTAGGCCAGGGTGACGGCGCCGGTGATCTTCATGGTGAACGACGCGGTGAGCGCCGAATCCAGTCCGCCCTTGACCGAGTAGTCGGTCACGAAGCAGTTGCCGGAGGCGGTGTGCACGTTCGTGCTGCTGCCGAACGAAAGGGAGAATGCCTTGGCGCTCGGGGCGGTTGATGCTGCGGTGTCGTCGAGCTGATCCCAGAGGGCGCTGTGCGCGCTGAGGATGTTCACTTCCATCGAGATCGTGCCGCTGTCGATCAGGCCCGCGACGAACTTGCGATGCCGATCGGCCAGCGTGGTCACGTCGATGGTGTTCAGCTTGAGGCCGTCGATGTTCAGGCTGAGAACTTCGCCGACTGCGACGCTGTTGAAGGTGATGGTGGTGCCGAATGTGGGCACAGCTGCGGTGATTGCCATGGGTTGATCCTCCTAGATCAAGCGCCACCACCGGCTTCGGTGATGGTCGTGGGTGAAACAGAGCTGGAGCGGTACGTCGCTTCCAGCGTGACGGTCGTGACGTGGATGCCGGTCTCGGTGGCCTCGCTGCCCACGTCGTACTGGCTGGTGATCCCTGTCTCGCGGATCTCGAAGATCTGCACGCTGCGGCTGGTGCCGGCTGCGCCGTGCATTTTGAAGCGCACGGCCTCGGCGATCTGGCGCGACACCTTCAGCGTGGAGGCGATGCAGTCCACCTCGACGGTGAACTTGCGCAGGCAGTCGGTGCGGCCAAAGGTCGGCGAGACGTTCGCATCCTGCCCGGTGGTGAGCACGATGGCGGGGAGCGTGGTGGTGTCGCGGAACGCGGTAAAGATGCGCGTGGAGACCAGATTGGTGACGCTGGTCGATTGCGTCAAAGCATCGCGGACGGCTGCGACGATCGCCTGGCTGCTCACGACAGACCTCGCTTCGCTGCTTCGAGCAGGATGCGGCGCGGCAGTTCGGTCGCCATGTGCGCATTGATTCCGCCGGTGAGGCGCTTGTACAGGTTGAGGATGACGCGCCAGCCGGGGTAGGTGGCGAGGCCCGAGTAGCGGCCGGCGTCGATGATCCAGATGCCTGGCGCCCACGCCTTCGTGCGGGAACGGAAGTTGCCGCGCTTGTCGGTCCAGAAGTGAAAGCCGAAGCCCTTGATGGTGAACGCGCGCTTCACCTGCGCACGCGAGAAGCCGGGCGCCGAGCCTGTCTTGTAGTTCTTGAACATCCAGCGACTCCAGCGCCCGGTCTTTGAGGGCTTCTGGCTGTCGTACTTGCCGCCGCGTGCGGAGAACTCCGAGAGCAGGCCGAGGCGCACGGGCTCCATCGCCTCGGTCATGATCTCCTCGGTGAGCTGCTTGAGCACAGTGGTGCCGAGTTCGCGCATGGCCTTGTTGACCTGCTCGACGCCTTGCACCGCGACTGCCTTGTGCACGTTCGAGTAGCCCATTACGTCACGATCTCCCGGCACATCAGGTCGAGGTACTGCCGTCGCTCCTGCCAGTCCACGACCGTCACGACCTCCCATGTGCGCGACACCATGCCCTGCTCGTCGCTGACAGTTCGCAGTTGGCTGCGGTGGCTGATGATGGGATTCCAGCGCATGCGGATGCGGTGCGTGACTACTTGGTTCAGCTGGCGATGCTGCGTCTTCTCGTCCGCGCTCGCTTCATTGATCGCGGCGAAGAGCACCGTCCCGCTGCCGGCGGCGTTCACGGTGCGCACGGGCTGGCCGTACTCGTCGGTGCTTGTGGACGCGCCGAGCAGCTCGAGCGGCGTGCGCATGTAGCCCGGGTTCACTGGTAGTCCCCCGAGTGGTACTGCACGATCAGGCGCTCGACGGTCCGCGGGATCTCGTAGAGCTGCGCCGGGCCGACGGCGGTGCGGTTGTCGTACAGGTGCGCAGCCTGCAGCAGCACGGCGTGGCGCAGGGCGGCGGGGATGTTGGCGCTGGCTGCGCCATAGCCCGCGGTGAAGTTGATCGTCACGTCGAGCGCGCCAGTGCCCAGCGTGGCCGGCCAGGAGGAGGTGCTCTTCAGCACGACGCGGCCGATGTTGTCCACGCTGTAGGCGTGGTACTCGCTGCTCGCCAGCGTCTGCGTGGCGCCGGCGGTGTCGGTGTAGGTGATGCTGGACACACTCAGCCAGGGCGAGCGGGGCAGGATGATCTGCCCGGACGCTGGGAACTCCTCGAGCTGGTAGGAGAACGCCCGGGTAATCAGGGCACGCCGGGTCTCGTTCTCGATGCACTGCGTAGCCGTGAGCACGAGCGTGGCGATGTATCCGTCATCTTGAGAGTGGTACACCCTCGCGTGCGCTTTAAGGTCGCTGGTGCTCACGGCCGCGGTAACTGCGCCTGCGTCGGTCAGGTTCGTCCTCATCGCTTGGCTGCCTTCCTCGTCGCCTTGCAGCAGTCGGGCTTCACGCAGGCTTCAGGCTGGTCTGGGTGGCTCTCGGCGCGTTCGGCCCAGCCGAGTGACATGAACTCAATCGCGCGCGCTTCAGGCACGTCATAGACGTGGCCCTCACCGAAGCCTTCGTCCGCGGTCCCGACGGTCTGGAGCATCTTGATGCGCATGCGATTCCTTGAAATCCCCGCGGGAGGTTTCCCTCCCGCGGGGGTTGTTGCAGTGTCAGCCGATTAGCTGGCCGCGCCGCGGAGGTAAGTGAAGGCCGTCATGTTGGTGAGCTTGACATCGACCCTGTTGGTGGCCACGTAGCCCACCTGGTCCGACGCCGCAAAAAGCTCGTTCAGCACGCGCAGGCCGTAGCCGGAGCGCTCGCCGATGACGCAGTAGTCAAAGGCGCCGATGATGCCGCAGATGCCGCCGCCGCTGGCAAAGCCCTGCGACGTGGTGGCCGGAGCGGGAACGTAAGCCGAGGCGTACACCGGGATGCCAAGGATGCGATCGGGTTCGCCGAGCACGCCGCTGGGCTGCCAGAAGTACTGAGCCGTGCCGCTCGCCGTGGCCGCAGCGCTGCGGATGTAGCCGAGAACGGTGTCCGACACCAGCATCGCGCAGCTCGGGTGCTGGCGATACTCGCGCGGCAGGCTGTACACCCAGTCGATCACCTGCTTGGCGGTGACTGCGCTGTTTCCGGCAGACAGCTGCTGGCCGACGCTCGGGCCGTTGCTGGCGTAGGTCAGGATGCCCGTGGGCTGCGACGAGCCCGTGCCGACCAGGAAACCCTGCTCTTCCTTCTGCGCAAAACCCTTGGCGAAGGAGTTGGTGATCACGTTCTCGATCGAGAAGCCAGGACCGCGAGCGGGGGCATCGTCCACCAGTTCGCGGCTGACCTTCGCGAGGCCGGCGAGCTTCCACGGCTGCAGCACCACGTTGGTGTAGGTGCTAGCAGTGTTCAGCGAATCGGAGATGGCAGAGCCTTCGCCGGTCCAGTTCACCGCCGCCACGTTGCTCTCGATCACGATGTCGCGCTTCCACGAACCCAGCGGCATCACCTGTGCGATCTTGCGCAGGGTCACGACCTTCTGCAGCAGTTCGGCCATGCGGTTGTGGAACTCAGTCGGGGCGACGATGTCGCCGAGGCCCGCGGTGGCTTCGGCCAGGGCGCGCTGTTCAGCAGGGCCGACCAGCTCGCCACGCTTCAGGTAGGCGTCGTAGGCGCGCTCGAAATCTGCGTTGCAGCGGAAATCGCCGAAGCGCGGGGCGCGCTGGGCGGTTTCGGTCGCCGCAGGAGCGCGACGCATTTCGGGGGCGTCGGGGCCAGTATCGACCCACGCGGCGGTGCCGTCCTTGTCCTTCGCAGCGAGGCCCATCAGCGAGTGGTTGCGCTCGATCTGGGTCTGCACGTTGCGGTACTCGGCGCTCAGCGCGTCGAACTTTGCGGTGTCCTCGGCGCTCATGTCGCCGCCCTTGGCGTTCGCTGCCTCGATCATGTTCTGCATAGCGCGGTAACGGGCGTCGTTGCCCTCGCGCAGTTCCTTGTAGCCCTTCATGGTGTTGTTCCTTTTCTCGCTATTAGCGATGGATTCCGAATGCCGCATTCACGTCTGCTAGCGCACCTGCGCAGCGAACCGACACGATGAACGCGGCTTCGTTCGTGGCGGCGTAAGTTTCATTCAGTCGCGTCACGCTGATCCCGTTGCCCGCGAACGCGAGCAAGTAGCGCGACAGGTCGGCAGCAATGACAAGTGGCTCGCCACTTTGGGCGATGCCGCCAGTGCCAAAGCCTCCGGGGCTCATCTCAGCAAACAGGAACGGCCGCCCGTAGACCTTGCCGTCGCTGAGGACCATGTTTGCTGACGCGTTGAGCGATCCTGAGCCAATGGAAATTCCGTCATTTCCTGCTGTGCCATTGTTCGCGTTCATCTTGCTGTTGAACACAAACGTGCATCGGTCCCAGTAGTGCGGAGCCAATCGCTCAGACTGACAAAGGCCGAGGGTTGCATTCATAAGTCCGTTGGCGCTGTTGAGTGATCCAGACGTAGCAACGAGAGCAGAGCTGCTCGCCAGGCTGCGGCTGTATCGCTTCAGAGTGTTGAGGATGCCATGGCACGCATCGCTGCCGGCGGTGCTCGCCGTGCCAGCCGTCACGCTGTCGTCCTTGTTGCCGATGAGAATCTGACGAGACAGTTCTCGCAGAATGTCCTGCGAGGCTTGCTTGACGATGATGCTCTCGACGCTCGCGTCGCCCATGTTCGCGCTGTCTTCAACAAGTTCCTGCGACGCTTTCACCATGACGCTGATGCGCTTCAGGGTGAAGGTCGAGGTTCCGGTGCCAGTGTTGCTGGTGCCAGGTAGCGTGAACGATGGCACAGTCACCTGCGTCTGGCCGCTAGCGGTTGCGTCAAGAAGCGTTCCGGTTTCTCCGGGGTTCTTCTGCACGCTAAAGCCCTGCGGAGCAGAGCTGTTGCTGTTCGGGGGCGTGATGATCGGGACGCTGAAGGTGCCGGTCGAGGTGTATACCTTGCTCACCTTGCCGACGATGCGATCGTCGCCCAGCTCCTGCATGAACATGTTGGAGTAGGTGGTCGGGAACAGCACATCGCCGAGGCCAGAAGCACCCTCGCTGAGGGCACGAGCTTCGACATCGCTCAGGCCAGACGCCCCGCGCGAGAGATAGCGCCAAAACAGGGCGCGGTAATCCTCGCCATTTCGATCCAGTTGGTTCTTCTTCTCCATCGCAGTCTCCGGTTAGCGCCGGGGTGCGACGAAAAAGGCGCACTAGCCCGGCGGTTCGTTGTCTTCCAGTTCAACGTCCGCATGCAGGCCAGTGCGCCACGAGGGCTGCACGGAGGTCTGTCTCGCGCGGTGGTGTGCATGCACTAGGCAGTGGCACCCACGCGCGGCAGGTATTCAATTGGCCGCCATTGTCGCGTCAAAAAAACGCGATGCAAGGGCGGGGGGTCAGCACGGCGGCAGGAGCCGGATCGTGCGGCGCACGGTCTCAGCCCGGGCGTCGCGAGCCTCGACACTGGTGGCACTGTTCGCCGGGAACGTCACGAGCGAGATCTCCAGCAGGTCGGCGTCGAGGATGACGCGCGTGGGCTTGTCCACGCCCTTCTCGTACTTCTCAGCCCGCACCATGAAGCCGAAGCTGCACTGGCTCACCACGCCGCTCTCCACCAGGGCGTGCGCCTCGCGGGCCGTCGCCGTGTCGGGGAGGGTGGCCTCGAAGCCGAGGCCCGTGGCGTCGGTGAACAGGCGCAGGTTGCCGGCGCGCACCCGGGCGAGGGGCTTGCCAGTGTCGTGGTTCCAGAGCAGGGCGATATCGCCGGGCTCCTCCATCGAGCGGGCGAAGGCGTTGGGATCGACCCGCTCCAGCTCGCGACCCATGTCGTAGGAGTCCCAGGTCACGGCGTAGCCGCGCACCTTCAGGTCGGCGGCTGGGGCGAGGGTGCCGAGGGCGCGGGTTTCAGGCTTCGGGGTTGGCATTGGTGGTCTCCAGCAGGGGTGCGTGTGTGGTTTCGAGGCGCACCATCTCCAGCAGCTCGTCGGCCGCCAGTTGGGGAAGGTCGCGCCAGCCGTCGATCGATTCAGACAGGGTGCCGATGGCCGTCACCGCGTTGCGCAGGTGGCGGGCGTGGCGGAGCAGGGCGGCGTCGAGCGCCTTCGTGGCGCGCTCCTCGTTGCCCAGAAGGCCGCCCAGAGTCCGCACCGTCGCGCGCAGGTCGTCGTCGATGCAGTCAATGGGCGGCTCCCACTTGTCGATCTTGGCCTGCGTGCGCTGCTTCAGCAGGTAGTCCGAGACCCGCTGCAGATGGCGACGGAAAGCGCCCTCCACGGCGGGGCGCACGGCCGCCATCGCGGACGCCGCCGCTCGGGCCGCGTTGAACGCATCAGCCTCGTCCTGCGCGTCAAGATCCACGCTAGGAGCGACCGCCTCGGGCTCCACGTCCACAGACGGGGGCACGCCATCCGACGGCGCAGCGGGCTCGCTCGGCGCTGGAGCGGGCTGCCCGGGCGCTTCCGTGTTCATGGGCAGGCGGATGCTGTCGCCGCCTTCGACCGCCGGCAGACCTTCGCGCGCGCGGATCTCGTTCGGTGTCAGGATGCCGTTCGTGACGGCGACCGCGTAGGCGGCGTAACGGGTGCTCATATCGGCCCGCAGCAGGCTGTCGAAGTTGATGCGCGTGCAGAAGCGCTCGCCGCGCTGGAGGAGCTTGCGGCTGGCTTCCTGCTCCAGTCGCGCCGCCCAGCCGGCCAGCGTGTGCTTCACAAATTCCGCGTCGGCCTGCTCGTTGCTGCTGTAACTCTGGCTCTCAGTGTCGCCGACCTTGTGCGCGGGCACGCCCATCGCCGCCGCGATCTGCTGGCGGCAATACTTCCGCATCTCGATCAGTTCGTTGTCCTTCGCGGTGGCCGTGATGGGCTCGTAGGTGAGCCCGTCTTCCAGCACCGCCACGCGGCCGGCGCGGCTTGCACCGCCGTGCGCAGCCTGCCACGCATCGCGCAGTCGCTTGCTGGCCTCGGGGCTCAGGCGGCCCGGCATCTTCAGCACGCCGCCGGGCACTGCGCCCTGAGCGAAGAACCGAGTCACATACTCCGTGACCTCCAGCTCCAGCCCGATCAGGTCGCGCATCTGATGGATGAAGGGCACGCCGAGCATGCCCTCAAACGTCGTCGGCCCGACGAGGTGGAACATGTCGTAGCCGCGGAAGCGACGCATGGCCTTCTCTTCGTTCTTGCCCGTGTACTTGCCAGTCCACACTTGGTAGTAGGGCTGATTGTCGCCATCGCGGTACATGGCGACGTAGTCGCTGCGCAGGGGCTCCAGCGCCACCGGGCGGCCCGCCTTGTCGCGGTGGATGTAGGCGAAGAAGTTGCCCGTGAGCAGCGCCGAGGTGAGTGCCATCTCGCGCCACTGGATCGCGCCGATGTCGTCGGACGCTTCGTAGTTCAGCAGGTTGTAGAGCGGGTGCTCGCTGTCCGCGACCTTGCCCTCAGGCGTCTCGCGCAGCACCTGCCAGTCGAGGCGGCTGATGCTGCTGGCGATCAGGCGCACGCACGCGAACACGGTCGGCGCTTCGAGCGCGCGTGCGGGCGTGATGCTCTCGCCCGTGTAGGAGTACGACTGCACATACGACTGCACGCTGCCGCTCGTCGGCTGGCCGATCGGCACGGTGTCCTCGAAGTCGGAGCGCGGCGGGGTAGGGCCGAGGTATCGGCGCAGGATGTCGATCAAAGCCATTGAATGGTCCTTTCGGGTTGTTCGTAGACGCTTGGTCCGGTTGCGTCGGTCTTCTGGTGCAGCCATGTCGCTAGCGCCGTCACCAGCGCCGCAGCTGCGTCGATTCGTTCGGTGCTGCTCGCCTTGCTGGGCTTCAGGTTGCCGGCGGGGTCCGACTCGCAGACCACGTTCGAGATGCACCAGTTCAGAAGCAGGTTGTTCGGGTGCCGGATCTTGCGCGAGACCACCAGCGACTCCAATTTCTTCGCCGGCTCGCTGAGGGTGCGGTAGCCCTGGCGCACTTCGATCATCGGCACGCCCTCGCCGTACAGCCCGCTCGCGAGCTGCGTGGCGTTCCACGGGTCGAAGCCGATCGACTTCACCGCAAAGCGCTTGCAGCACTGGCGGATGGTCTCGGCAATGAATTCATAATCCACCACCGCGCCCGGCGTGGGGTGCAGGAAGCCCTTCGCAGCCCACACGTCATACGGCGCGCGGTCGCTGCGGCTGCGCCGGCGGATGCCCTCCTCGGGGCACCATGACCACGACAGCACGTCCACGCTGCCGTCGTCGCACGGAAAGATCAGCGACAGCGCCGACAGGTCGGTCGTGGTCGAGAGATCGAGCCCGCCGTAGCACTCGCGGCCGGCGAGGCGCTCGGCGGTCGCATCGCTCGACGCGCACGCCGCCCAGGCGTCGGTGCTGATCCATGCGCGCTTCGACTCCGTCCACTGGCACAGATACAGCTGGCGGAAGGTCGTCTCGTAGGCGGGCAGCTCCTTCGCCTTGTCGCACTCACCCTGCAGGAAAGCCTCGGTGACGGTGACGCCCAGCGACGGGTTCGCCTTGTGCCAGACCTTCGGGCTCTTCCAGTTTGCGTCGATTGGCGCGCTAAACACCGCAGGGAAGAAGGCGTGATCCTCGATCAGTCCGTCGCGCACCTTCTCGGCGTAAGCGTGCAGTTCCCAGCACAGGCTCTCGCGGTCGTGGCCCGCGGTCGTGATCGACACGATCAGCGGCTGCTGGCGCGCGCCCATCGAAGTCACCATCGCGTCGTACAGGTCGCGATCTGCGAAGGTGTGCACCTCGTCGAAGATCACCGCGCTCGCGTTCTTGCCGTGCTTCGTGCCCGCGTCGCTGCTCAGGATCTCCAGCTTGCTGTTGCCGAAGGTGATCACGTTGCGGAACACCTCGACCGCCTTCGCCAGCGCCGGGTTCGACTGCACCATCTGCCGGCAGGCGTCGCCCACAATCGCAGCTTGATCGCGCGCGCTCGCGCAGCAGTAGACCTCTGCGCCGGGCTCGCGATCGGCGAGCAGCAGCCACAGCGCGAGGCCGGCGACCAGCGTGGACTTGCCGTTCTTGCGTGGCACGCAGATGTAGGTCTGGCGGAATCGCCGGGTGCCGTCCGCGCGCTTCCAGCACAGCAGCGAGCCGAGCAGGTCGCGCTGCCACGGCAGCAGCTCGAACGCCTTGCCCGCCCAGATTCCCTTTTGGTGCGACAGCAGGCCGAAAAACTTGTCGATGCGCGCTAGTTCCTCAACGTCAAACCAATCGCCAGTAGCGGCGGTTGCCGATGCGCTGAAGCCTGCGACGGGCGCGAGCCCGCCAGTTCGTCTTCGACGCCTAGCCCGTATGTGACTTAAGGATCGATTCGATCCCGCTGGCATCCCCCTTCGCTCTCTTGGAAGACACTAACCCGACACGGTCGCTCGGCGTCAAGCCGAAGCATCGAGACAGGCGCGCGACCTCAGCCCTCGCATCATCGCGCGCCTTCTTCATCGGATTGATAACAGGCCCATGCGGCGTTTCAAGGACCAGCCCCTTTTCTTGAACTGCAGACTGCGCCCTCTCAAACTCGGCCGACGCATGCGCGAGCGCGTTGTGCGCCTGGTAGTCCTCGGCCGCGTACAGCCCCAGCCGGCGAAGGTCTTCGATCAGGCGGTCGAAGTAGCGGCGCGCCACCTCGTCGCTCGCGACGAACGGCAGCAGTAGCGGGGGGCCGTCGCTGCCCTCGGGTTCAGCCTCGCGCGCCATTCCCTTCTCACTGCCGCGAAACTTCAGCACGCTCGTCGGCGTTGGTTTTGGTCCTCTCTGCCCCATGAACACTTCCTCTCTGCAGGCTGTCGATGCCTGCGTTTCTACGGCGTCAAAACGCCGCCAATGTCCCATACAAAAAATGCGCGGCCGCTACGATCGCCCACAAGCCACGCGCGCAAAAAACACCGCCAACGGTGCACGCACCCCCCACGCAACGCATCCTGGAGGCTCCTAGAAAGCCATGCGGCAAACTAGGAGCCGCGTGTGTTGAGG